CGTCATACGTCGCCTCCGCGCGCGTGGTCACGCCCGCGCGAGTCGTCGGCGGGCAAGAGCAGGTCACCTGCTCGCGTATCTCCTGCGGGCGCGTCCTGTCCTCCCAGGACTGGGAACGCCTGCGCGCCTGGTCGGTCCTGGTCGCTCGCATGTCAGCAAAGACCGAGGAGACCTCGGCATGATCGTGGCGGGAGAGGAATGGGAACGACAGTGCGCTGTGCCGAAACATGTCCCCGGCCTCCCCGCGTCAACGGTCCGGGTGTGGGCGGCTGCGGGCCGGGTACGGTCGGTCAAGGTTGGCGGCTCCGTATGGGTAGCAGTCGAGGACGTGATAGCTGCTGCGGCCTCGTCGCGCCGCCGCTGCACGACACGACACGCGAACCAGATGAAGGTTGATTGACAGCGACGCATGGCAGTTGTAACATTCGTGCCAACGGCAGAAGTGTCGAACAAGCCCCGAGGCGGTTACCGCCCGGGGCTTTCGCGTACCCGCCGGACACGGCGAGCTCCGAGAGGATGAAGCGTCATGGCGTGGTCATCGAGCGATCGCGCGTCGCGGCTCCCGCCTGACTGGGACGAGCGCCGCGCCTTCGTCCGAGCCCGCGCAGGCGGCAGGTGTGAAGCGCTCCTGCATGACGGGACGCGCTGCCCTGCAGCTGGTACCGAATGCGACCACGTCGAACCCGGTGACGATCACCGAGCGACGAACTTGCAGTGGTTGTGCTCGTGGCATCACAAGCGAAAGACTCAGCGGGAAGCTGCGGCAGCGCTGGCCGCTGAGCGGGCACGAAACACTCCGCGCAAGCGCAAGCATCCCGGCCTCATCGACTAGACCCCCACCAGGGACCCCCTCCCCTACTGTCGTAAACACCGTCAAGAGCTGTCGGTTTTTGTTTGTACGGGTCTGGGGAAATAACAATCGGCGGAAACCGTTGCTGGCTCAACGCAAACGCCGGGCGGAGGGGTGAGGGCGTGGAGGAATTTAGAGGGGTACTAAGGTGCCGTCCTGGAATGCGTTCCCGGTGACGGTGATGTACCTACCCTGGGAGTAGAACTCGATTCGCTGCCCGCGCCACTCGCGTTTGAAGCCTCGCTGCGGGGCTGCTGTGCCCCAGATGTGCAGGCCTCGCCCGGACGGGGAGATTTCGACGTAGGAGCCTTCGTAGTACGCGAGCAGCGTGCGCGCGGCGTCGTTGGGGATGCCGCGCTCGTCCAGGCAGCCGTCGAGGTCGATACACCCGATGCCGTCCCCGAGGACGAACCCCAGGGGAGCACCAGTCGCGCTCGCGGCCGCGTAAGTGCTCCACGTGCTCGGATCGGTGACAGATGCCCAGCGCCCCGTGCGTGAGCACAGCGGGCGCTTGTCGATGTGGTTGACCCATCGGGGGCGGCTGATGAGCTCGGCGGGCAGCACTCGTGGGGCATGCGTCGGTGCGGCGCGGTGGTGAGCGACGCGGCACCGGGTCGAGCAAAAGCGCGCGTCGGCACGCGCCCAGGGTTTGAGCGGAGTCGAGCAGTGTTCACATGTCCTCACGTCTCCAATTGTAACGGATAATTCGTTGATATTCTGCGGATAGGCGGGGGGTGGTTATGGCTGGTCGTGGCCCCGCGCCGAAACCGAAGGGCTCGCGAGCTCGCCGGAATAAGGACCCCCAAATCCTGCGGATCATCACGGCGCAACCTGTGGAACAGCCGTCGCTGCCGGTCATTGAGCAAGTCGTGCTCGACGAGAACGGCAAGCCGAGGAAGAAGCGCTTTACATGGCCAACGGTCACGCGGCGCTGGTGGAAGATGTGGCGGGAGTCCCCACTGTCCGCCGAATACACGGAGACCGACTGGTCATTCCTCCTGGACACCGCGTACCTGCATGCCCTGTACTGGAAGGGCGACTATCGAGTTGCGGGTGAGCTTAGGTTGCGTGTGGCGAAGTTCGGGGCGACCCCCGAGGACCGCGCCAGGCTCCGGATTCAGTTCGCGGTGGCCGATACCCTCGAAGACGATGTCGACGCCGCCGGGAATGAGGCGGCGCCGGTCTCTGCGCGTGCGCGCAGACGGCAGAAGAAGCTGAGGGCGGTGTAGCGTGCCCTGGAAACCGATCGACGAGGACGACGAGTTCCCGACGCTCGGATACGACATCGCGGACTGGATGATGGCGTACCTGCTCATGCCAGACCGGGATCAGGACAGTGAGGAACACGTCCCGTTTGTTCCCACGCAGGAGCAGATTGAGTTCCTCGCGAGGCTGTATGAGCTGGACCCAGACACGGGCCGTCGTATCAAGCAGCGCGCGGTGCTGTCGCGTCCGCGTGGGTGGGGCAAGAGCCCATTTCTCGCAGCGATCTGCTGTGCGGAGGCGCTCGGCCCCGTCCTGTGCGATGGGTGGGACGCAGAAGGCCAGCCTGTCGGGGTGCCGTGGTCGACACGGCGCACACCCATCGTCCAGGTCACGGCCACAACCGATGACCAGACGGCGAATACCTGGGACCCGCTGCTCGAAATGCTGCGTGGCTCCCCCGCCGAGTTGGAGTACGGCCTAGACCCTATGGATTCCTTCGTTGCCCTGAGGCGCGGCCGCATCGAAAAACGAACATCCTCGGCGACATCCGTCAAGGGCGCGAAGGCCGTCATGGCAGTCATGGATCAGACCGAAACATGGCTGCCGTCAAACGGTGGCCCGAAGCTGGCGAAGACACTGCGTGCGAACGCAGACAAGCTCAGGGGCCTCACAATCGAGACCCCCAACGCCTACACGATCGGCGAACGGTCGGTCGCGGAGACGACGGCGCGGTTCTACGAGCTGATCAAGGCGGGGAAAGTCAAGCCCGAAGCCGCTCGGGGCTTGTATTACGACCACCGTGAGGCTCCGCTGGACACCGACATCTCGGACCGCGAATCACTCCTGCAAGGCCTACGGATCGCCTACGGCGACTCGGCAGCAGACCCGCGCGGCTGCGCGATCCACGAGCCCGAGTGCGAACCCGGATGGGTGGATTTGGAGCGCATCGCCGATTCGTTCTGGCACCCGGATAACGATCCCGCGGAGATGTGCTCAAACTTCCTTAACCAACTCACCTCGGCGTCGGACGCATGGCTGACAATGCCCGAGCTGCGAGCCATCGAGGACCACACGAAGCAGATCAGCTCCACCGAGCCGATCACGCTCGGCTTCGACGGTTCAGAAGGCAGGAAGATCGGCATAGCAGATGCAACGGTCCTGATCGGATACTCGGTGACGCAACGGCACCTGTTCAAGGTCGGGATTTGGAGCCAGCCAGACGGCCCCGCAGGCGAAGGCTGGCAGCCCCCGCGCCTCGAAGTGGAACAAACTGTCCGTGAAGCCTTCGAACGCTTCAACGTCGTCGGTTTCTACGCTGACCCATCCGCAGGGTGGGCGCAGGACGTGAAGGCATGGGAGGCGCGCTACTCGCGTCGCCTGCGAGCCAAGATCAGCGCGGCCGAGCCGATCCGCTATCCACAGCGCAATGTCTCTCAGACGTGCGAGAACTTCGCGCAGCTCCTCTCAGCGATCCACCAGAACCTCATCACCTACGACGGCGACCCGACGATGACCGCGCATCTGCTCAACGCCCGCAAGTCCCCGCGACAGGCGGGGTACGTGCTCGTCAAGCCAGCCGACGATCAGGACTACTCCAAGATCGACGCGGCCTGGGGCGCGATGTTCGCGTATAAGGCTGGCCTCGACGCGGTCGGTAAGGGCGCGGCCAGGCCGACGGCGCGCCGCGCTCCGCGCCGACTCTACTAACACGCACTGGGGAAGGAGGCCCCACCTCATGACGAAAACGCCCGAGGAATGGCTCACCTACCTCACAGCAAAGATGGACAAGGAGCGTCCGCGAACGGATCTTCTGCGTTCATACACCAACGGGTCATCTCCCCTGCCGGAGATGGGCCCGAATCTCGCCAAGGCATGGCTGAAGTTCCAGCGCCGTGCGCGCACCAACCCAGGCAAGCTCGTCGTGTCCGCACTCGCTGACCGTCTCATCCCCAACGGGGTGACGGTCGGAGCCAGCGAAGACGGCCCCGCCGCGCAGGCGGCCGCGCGCATCTGGCGCGACAACCGCCTCAAAGTGGTCTTCTCGGACGCGATCTGGGACGCGGCAACACTCGGGCGCGGCTACCTCCTGGTCACCCAGGACGAAGACGGCCGCGCATGCGTCACCTACGAGCGGCCCGAACACATGTACGTCGAGCCGGACCCGGTCAGGCCATGGCGTGCGCTCGCGGCCGTGAAGGTCTGGCGAGACCAGGCCGCTGGCCTCGACCACCTCGTGATGTGGACGCCGGGCCTGCGCATGTCCTATACGCGATCGGCATACGACAAGTCGCGACAGCTGATCTCCCGTGTGTCCGGGGACTGGCGACTCGACCTCGGCGGCGTCCAGCCCTTCGAGGGCGTACCACCCGTGGTGGTCCTCGAAAACAGGTTCGGGATGGGCGAATTCGAACATGTCCTGGACCTGATCGACCGCATCAACTGGCAAACCCTCCAGCGGCTGGTCATTATCAGCATGCAGGCGTTCCGCCAGCGAGCGCTCAAGTCTGCTGAGGGGTCGGCTGGCCTACCTGCTGAGGACGAGTCCGGGAACACGATCGACTACCAGGCAATCTTTGAGCCCTCGCCCGCAGCTCTCTGGGAGCTGCCCCCGGGCGTAGAAATCTGGGAGTCCTCGCAAACACAGATCACAGAAATCTTGAACGCCACGAAGGACGACTGGCGCGAACTGGCGGCCGAGACGGCAACGCCGATCTCGATCATGCTCCCCGACTCCGCCAACCAGTCCGCCGCGGGAGCTGAGCAACCGCAGAAGGCTCTCCTATCCAAGGCAGGTGACAGGATCGAGCGCTTCAAGCCCGCGCTCGCCTACCTCATCGTCAAGGCGCTCGCGGTCGAGGGATACACGCTGGACGAGGCAGAGACCGTGGAGGTCCTGTTTGTGCCGCCGCATGCTGTCTCCCTCACGGAGAAGTACGCGGCGGCCGTCCAGGCGCGCAATGCTGGCGAGGCACTGGAAACGATTCAGCGGAATATCCTCGGGTACTCGCCTGAACAGATCGCGCAGGACAAGCAGCGCCGGGCAGAAGAGCAGCTGGCGCTAGCGTTCTCCCTGCAGGACAGGCAAAACCAAGCGCCGACAACACCGACCCCATAGGGCGTCTGGTGATCTGGTGAGGAGGCTGACGTGACTGACCTGGACACGCTCAACCGCCTCGCCGAGGCGTACGACAGCCAGGTCCACGCAATCCGCCAGCAAATCACGGCCTTCGGCCAGGCATACTGGGACTCTCTCCCTCACTACAGGGCCAGTGCCGTCGAGGACATGATTGAGGCGGTCACCCCTAGGGTGGCAGCGGGCCAGCTCCGTATAGCGGATTTGACGCGCGCGTACCTCGCCCAGTGTGCCAGCGAACTCGGCTGGAACGTGGTCCTCCCACCCATCGACCAGGACGAGATACGCGGCGCTCGCGGCGTAGACCCGAGCATCGTCTACCGTCGCCCGGCCGTCGACGTATACACCGCGCTCGCGGCTGGCAAGCCTCTGCCGCAGGCTGCGGCTGAGGGGCGGCTGCGGCTCACACAGTTGATCGGTGGGGACATGCAGCTCGCGAAGACGCATGCGTCCCGCCAGTCAATGCGCGGTTACCCGGAGGAGGGGCAGTTCTACCGGCGTGTCCTGACGGGGCGTGAGAATTGCGCCTTGTGCGTCGTCGCCTCGACCCAGCGGTATCACAGGGGTGACCTGCTGCCGATTCACCCTGGCTGCGACTGTGGGGTGCAGCCTCTTCCTCCGGGCCTGGCGGTCAATCAGGTGATTGATGAAGACCTGCTCGAGCAGGTCCACCAAGTCGCGGCGGACCGTCTCGGTGTCTCGGATCGCGGTGGGCGCACTCCGGATTATCGGAAGCTCCTGACGGTCCGCGAGCATGGGGAGTATGGGCCGACGTTGTCGTGGGCACAGCCCAAGGCCAAGCCTAAGCCCAAGACAGGGGAGTCCGAGCCACCTAAGCCTCCCAAGCCCCCGAAGAAGACCACAGCACAACCGCCGGACGACTCCGATCGTTTAAAGCGCCTGATGAGCGTTCCTGCCGAAAAATGGCATAAGACGCTTCAGTATGAGGGTGGGGACGTGACGGGGATTCCCGGAGAATTCCTGTATCCTGGGCATGGGGACGGGCGGGTGTTCATCCCGGCAGTTTCGGTCAGAGAAGCGCCCAGTGAGCATGAGGTGCTCACGGCGCTGCGCCTCGCGGAAACGGGATTGGACGTGCTGTTCCGCGTTGATTCGCGCGATGAAGGCGCGAAGAACCCGGACGCGGAAATGAATCAGCAGGTCTGGGAATTCAAAGCACCCACGGGGCAAGGGAAGAACACCATCGATTCGCAGATGAGGCGAGCGGGGAAACAGGCTGAACGCCTGGTCCTCGATCTACGCCGTAGCAAACTCGACGATAGGGAATCGATCGGGGAAATCCGGCAGAGTATGCAGGGTCGTCATCTTACCCAAGTGATTGTCATAGATCACGCAGGAAATATTGTTCGCATTCCATGAGTGCGGTACCCTAGTGGTGAGGACATTGTGGCAGCCCCTTCGGGCAGCTGGGATGTCCTCACTTCATATAGCTCAAATTCACCGGCCATGGGCGCAATGCCCGAGCCGGTTTTTGATACCCCAACCAGTAGCCCCCAGCCGTAACGGCGTGGGGGCTTTCGTGTACCCGGAATGGGAGGAATCACCATGAAGAACCACCTGAAGCACCGTCCTTACCTTCGTTTCGTCGACGCCACGTCCGCAGAAACTGGAGGGGACGCATCGGCCGCGCAGGATGCCCCTGCAGCTGCTGCTGAGGATACGGCCAAGCAGGTTGACTGGGAGGCTGAGGCGCGGAAGTGGAAGGAGTTGTCCCGCAAGAATGAGTCTCGGATGAAGGAGAACGCCGAAAAGGCGCGCCTCTATGACGAGGCTCAGGAGCAGGGCAAGTCCGAGTTGCAGAAGGCGCAGGAAGCGGCAGCGAAGGCTGAGGCGCGAGCTGCGGCGATGGAGGCCGAGGCGATGCGAGCGAAGGTCGCGGCAGCGACGGGCGTGGACGCTGACCTGCTGTCTGGCTCGTCAGAGGAGGAGCTGAGGGCATCTGCTGAGCGTCTCCTGGCGTGGCGAGCCGTGCAGGTCCCCAAGGGTGCTCCCGCAACGGACGCGGGGATTCGTGGTGACGAGATCAGGGCTGCAAGACAGCTCACCAGGGATGACCTCAAGAAGATGTCTCCCTCAGAGATCATCAAGGCCCGTAAGGACGGGCGACTGAACAACATCATGGGCATCGCATAAGCGGGCCAAGAAAGGACAGAAAATGACTCTGCAGCACTTCATTCCGGAGCTGTGGTCGGCCAGTATCCTTGAGAACTTCCGTCGTGACACGGTGCTCGTCGGGATGGCGAACCGTGAATACGAGAAGGCCTTCACGGCGGGCTCGAAGATTCACATCCCTGGAATTGTGGATATCAAGGCAAAGGATTACAAGACCGGCGCAGTCACTGGGACTGGCGGTGTTAAGGTGCCGCGCACGACCATCCCCGATGCCGTGGAGTCCACGGGTATCGAGATCACCATTGACCAGGAGAAGGCGTTTGATTTCCTGGTCGATGACATCGACGCTGCTCAGGCGAACCAGTCTCTTGACGCCTACACCAAGTCGGCGGCGGCAGCACTCGTTGAAGACGCGGAGACCTTCCTGACCGCGATGCTGGCGTCAAAGGGCACGGCGGTGACGGGCATCGCGAACCCGACGAACTGGGAGACGGCCTACGCTGCGATCCTGAAGCTGCGCGGCAAGCTCTCGGCTGAGAAGGTCCCCGCTATGGACCGCGTGCTCCTGATCAACGCGGCCTTCGAGGAGTTCCTCCTCTCTGACGGGTCGAAGCTCACCAGCTTCGACAAGTCGAACATGACGGAAGGCTTGCGTGAGGCGGCTATCGGTCGTCTCCTGGGCTTCGACGTGGTAACGAGCCCCTGGCTCGATAACACGAAGCCCATGGCGATCGGCTTCCACAAGCCGTCCGTGGCCTACGTGTCGCAGGTCGAGAAGACCGAGAGCATGCGTGCGGAACAGACCTTCGCGGATCGAGTCCGTGGCCTGCACGTCTACGGCGGCGCAGTCCTGCGCCCCAAGGCGGTTCAGGTCTTCAAGGCCTCGTGATGAAGGTCAAGGGAGACAACGGGATCGAGTTTGAGCTCGCGGACGAGGTCGCCACGGCGATGATCACGGCGGGCCTCCTCGAGGAGGCCGTGCCCGACAGTGACCCGCCTGAGCAGGAGCCCGCCAAGAAGTCCAAGAAGTAAAGGAAGGCGAACATGAGCGCACCTCTCGTCGATATCGAGGACATTGAGGCGGCCCTCGGGCGTACGCTCAGCGACGAGGAGAAGCCTCGCGCTCTCTTCGTCGCGGACAAACTCTCTGAGGCGTTCAGGGAGCGTGCGCGTCAGTCCTTCACGGTCGAGACGTATGTACACCGCTTGAAGGTGGACGCCGGTGGCCGGGTGTTCCCCACCCGGGCGCCGCTCGTGGAGGTGCTCGCCGTCTTCACTGACGAGGGAGCGCCAGTGCGATATGCGCAGCGCCATGGATACATCTACGTGTACCCGTGGAGCGGCGACTTCGTCGTCGTCACCTACACGGCGGGCCTGTCCGCAGTGCCCGCAGCGGTACGACTCCAACTCGCGGACAGTGTACGCCGCATCCTCCTCATTCCAGACGCCGCCGCCCAGGGCGCAACCCAGGCGACCGAGACGACGGGCCCGTTCACACAGTCCCGCCAGTACGCCACCTGGGCGGTGGGCGGTCAGGCTCTCCTCTCCCCCGACGACCAGGCGCTCGCGGACGCTTACCGCCCGCGCCGCGCCGG